GGCCGCTGAATCGCGATAGGATTGCGCTACAGCGGACCACCCCGACATCGGGAGTCTGCGAATCCCCGGCAGTCCGTTCGGATGACGCCCTTGTTCACGTCACCCCATGACTATTGGAGGGCTTCGCATGGCTCCCCCTACCTCAGTTCTCTCGACCACGCTGCAGCTCCTGCGCGACAAGCTGGTCGACAACTCCTACCTCGCTCATCCCCTGTTCCGCGCAATCGAACAGAGCGGCAACCTCATTCGCGTCTCCGGCGGTAGCCGGGTCGAACAGCCCGTCATCTTCGGCGAGCACTCGAGCCTGACCGAGCTCACGAACGGCTTCGAGCCCGTGAGCATGGCCGTGACCGACCCGTTCAACGTCGCGAAGTACGAGTACAGCAACTTCACGCAGCCGATTATCTTGTCGGCCGTCGAAGAGCTCGCAAACAAGGGCGAGACCGCAGTGGTCTCAATCTTGGAGGCGAAGATGAACAACGTCATGCTCGGCCTTCGCAAAGCTGTGTCCGAGCGCGTGTTCGTCGGCGGTTCGACCCTGTCGACCCTGCAGACCCTCAACGGCATGGGGACCGCGACCGTCGCCGCCGAGACTACCGGTTGGTTCGAGGCGGCCGCACCGGCTTCGCAGACGAACACCGTCGGCGGTCTCTCGAAGACCACCTACCGCTCCGAAAACTGGTTCAACCAGGTGCAGGACGCGGGCGGTACCCTGTCGCTCGAAGACCTTGACGAGCTGTTCATCAACTGCCAAATCCGCAATCCGGCCGGCGTGTTCCCCGACCTTCTGTTCATGTCGCCGAAGTGCTTCGCAGCCTTCCAGGCGCTTCAACAGTCCAGCGTCAACTATGTGAGCGCATCCGACCGCGATTCGCTTGACCGCGACATGGTCGCCATGTGGCGCTCAGCCAAGATCTTTGTTGAGCCTACGCTTGGCTTCAACAATGCCGCCGGCAACGCCGTCTCGGCCTACGCACTGTCTTCGTCGCAGTTCCAGCTGTACGCCGACAACGACGCGTTTTTCACCGTGTCCGACATGCTGCCGGTCCCTGGTACCGCTACCAAGGCTGCACAGGTCATCTCTCGAATCCAGCTTGTGACCGGGCATCTCGCCTCTCACGGCGTCCTCCTGCGCGCGGAGTCCTGATATGGCTACCTCTACTCTCGTCCAGTTCCTCGCCGAAGGTTCGGGCACCGACACGTCGGCCCGTCGTCAGGTCGCGACCTTCATCGCGGCCGAAGCCATCGCGGCAAACGACGCGGTCTCGCTCGACCTGGCGCAAGCCATCGACGGCGACAAGTCCTTGAAGGTCATGAAGACCGACACCGGCACCGCTACCGACAAGTGCTTCGTCGGCATCGCCCTCGAAGGCGCTGCGGCCGGCGCTCGGATTGACGTGTGCATCGCAGGTATCTGCGAAGCCAACGTCGCCGGCACGACCGCTGCGGGTAGCGTTCTGCAGATTGGCAGTACCGCCGGTCGGCTCGACGTGCGGACCACCGCTGTGAACGAAGGCGGCGCCGCGACGTTCAACCTGTTCCCCGTCTGCGGCATCGCCGCCGAAGCGGACACGGCCAACGTCGCGACCATCTTCGTGTTCAAACAGTTCTGAGGCCTTCGGGCTTCGGGGCGGTCGGTCTCTTGCCCTATCGGCCGCCCCATCTTCTCACGGGCAACGGGTGACGAATGAACCTTGCCGACTTGCGCGCGTTCATGGGTAATCTTCTCGATTACGACCCGACGAACGTCACCTATGAAAACCAGATGACCGACCTGTTGAACGATGCGCAAACACGCATCTTGACTGACAGGCCGTGGTCGTTCTCGATTGTCGAAGAAGACATCGAGGTGTTAACCGACGTCTCCGTGTCGCTCGTCTGCACGAACGGGTCGAGTCAAGTCACCGGCACCGGGTTCCCGTTGTCGGCGTCTCCCGTTCGGCCTGGTTCGACCTTCGACGGCGGTACCGTCAAGCTCGACGGTCGCGACTACGAAATCGCGTACGTCGCGAGCTCGACCGTGCTGCACCTGACGACACAGTTCGTCGGCTCGAGCGGCACGTACGCGACCAGTGTGCGGCAACGGCAAGTCTACATGCCGTCCGATACGATGACGGTCGAGAGCGTGCTCGACATGTCGGACGCGCTACCGCGAACACAGGTGCAGCTGTCGAAGTGGACGCGCGACGATGTGCAGCTCGACCCCGACCAGCTTGGAACGCCGACGGCCTTTATGCCTTCGCGCTCGAGGCGCGTGCCGGCTCCCCGGGCCGTTACCGGCGTGTCGGTCGTGACACCGGGCGCGGGTCGGGGCGTGCGAACCCTGCAGGTCTATATGTGCAACGTGCGGGCGCCTGGTGCCGCTTCGCCGGTCGAATACCCCGCGCAGTTCTCGGGCGGCTTCGAGTCGCAACTGTCGCCGCCGACGACGTTCGTGCTCGGTGACACACAAGAGCTTTCGCTCGTGCCCGAAACCATCTTGAACCGCACCGGTCTGTATCGGCGGTACTACTTCACATGCACCGAGCTCGGCATCGATGCGCCGGTTCGGCTTGCCGACAACAGCTCCAAAATCGACACGGTCTCCCCGGCCGGTACCGTCACCCTGTCACCCGACACCCGCTTGTCGGTACTGCAGAGTCAAAACTTTTCGGAGTCCGCCGTGCGATACCGCACGACCGGCGGCGTGTACCAGGCCTTCGAGCTGTACCCGCACCCGTCGGGCAACACCGAGATGCACTTGCGTCGGCTCATGGCCCCGCAAGACATGCAGGAAGACCACGACGTGCCGCTCGTGCCGCAGGCCTACGCGCAGATTATCGCCTACGCCGCCCTCGAACAGCTTTGTCTGAAACACGACAACCTCGCGCTCGCGCAGGTCTACCAGCGCAAGAAGGTCGGCCTGTATCAAGCGATGGAAGCGCGCTACCTCAAGGGCGTACCGAGGCGCATTATCAAGGGCGAGCGGTTCACGAACGCGCGGTATTACCCGAACCCATTCGGGCCGCTGACCTTCACGCCATAGGGGCAGCATGCGCGGCACAACGCTACAGGCGCCGACAGCCGGCGGAACCGAGACCAGACTACCGGGCAACCCGCAGAACGCGCAGGTGCTCGAGAATTGGACCATGGACCCCGTCACGGGCGGCTGGTCTTCGCGCATCGGCTACGAACGGCACAACCCCGACCCGGCCGTCGGCTTCGGGCCGTTCACAAACACCGGCCCGGTCTACTCGCTGCACGTCGCGCAGCATTTGGCGCAAGGCGCTCGACAGCTCATCATGTTCGAGAGCGACGGCAAGCTACAATGCGTGTACGACGTCGCCGGCGTGTCTCAAGTGCTGACCCTCCAACCGGGCCGGCATATTCCGACGGCTACCGAGGCCGGCAGTTGGTACACCGACATCGGCGACCGCACAATCGTTACCAACGGCGTCGACCGTCCAATCATTGTGCGACCATGGCCGCTCGGCGATGCGGTCGAAGTCGCTGCGACGGCGAGCTCGACCGTGCGGGCGCTCGGGTTCCCCGGTCCGCCGGCACCGATTCAGACGCGAAACAACGAACCGATGGACCCGGGCACACAATCGCAACGCACGGCGTCGGGCGGCCGCACGTCTCTTTGGTGTCCCTTCTCCTCGACAGTGCCCGGCGAAGGCGCGGGCATTTGGGGCATGGGATTCCCGCGCGGCGAATCGAACGAAGACATGCAAGCGCTATTCGACTGGTCTGTTTCGTTTTTGACCGACACCGGCTCCGAATCACCGCTCGCGCCCGTCTCGACGTTGTCTTGGACCATGCCGACCACGGCTCAAGGATTCCGCGCGGCGATTGTCCTGCAGGTACCGACCGGGCCGCCCGGTACCGTCGGCCGTGTTCTGTACCGCACGCGCAACTATTCCGACGACTACGTGTACCAGGGCGACAACCGTCTGTTCGAGGTCGGCCGCATCTACAATAACGCCGACAATATGTACATCGATGCGGTACTCACGTCCGAGCTCGCGGTACCCGCGCCGACCGTACCAACCGTCGGACTACCCGCGCCGCGCGCCCGGTTCAGCGCCTTCTGGGCCGGTTCGCTATGGCTCGACGGCGGTATCGCAGACGCCGAGACCCTGTACTACTCGAGAACCGGACGTATCGAAGAGTTCCGGGCTGACGGCTTCATTCGTCTCGGCGGTCAGAACGCCGGCGGTATTACCGGCATCTTCCCTCACTATGCATGCCTGGTCGTGTTCCGCGAAAATGCGATCGATGTCATCACCGGCAGCGCTTCGAGCGGCTTTCAGGCATCGACCATCGCGACCGGCGTGACATGCCGAGCGCCGCATAGTGTCGCGGCCGTGCCGGGTCTCGGGCTTGTGTTCCTTGCGCTCGACGGCGTGTATGCCATCGTGGGCGGTCTGCAGGGCGGCAGTACCTTCGACGTGTTGAAGCTGACCACGTCGCAGCGCGAGCTGATTGACCGATTGACGCCCGACTTGCACCCGAAGGCGGTCGGCGCGTTCTCCGCGAAGACCCGCGAGTACCACGTCTACGCACCGGCCGACGGTCAAGACCGGCCGTCGCTCGGCCTGGTTCTACACGTCGACCTGCTCGAGACCAGCCTGTCGCCCTGGTCGACGCGCGTCGGCTTTCCCGTCGGCGCGATTGCCCCAATGTACGACGGCACGCTCGCCTTCGGACATCACACCGGTATTGAAGCCGGCGCGGGTAGTCCGGCCGGCGTGTTCCTGATTACGGCCCGACGTGCGCTCGGCGGTACCGTGTCCGAGAACACGTTCATCTATGCGAATCCGCCGACCAGTACGTACCGTTCCACGTGGAACGATTTCGGTGACGCGGCCGCACAAAAGCAAGTGCAGTACGTCACGCTCTGGTGCCTGACGACCGGGCAACCGACCGTAACCGTAAAGCACCTGAAAGATTTCAGCCTGACAGCTACCGAAGAACGAAGCTATCAGGCGCAGCCGCCCGACGCGGCAGACTTGCCGGTGTTCAACACGGCGCAGCTCGGCACGGCGACGGCCTACCGCAAAGAACGGCTCGTGCCGCTACGGGTTTCGGTCGCGCAACAGTCGTGTTCGTGGTTCGCGTTCGAGGTCTCGACAACTGACGACCTGGTCATCGTCGGGCACGAGCTCGAGTACAAGTTCGGCAAGGCAAGAACCATCATGGGTAAGAGGGCATAATGAAACACTGGACCCAGCGCGAAACGCTGACCGGCGGCACAGTGTCGCCCGACAGTGTACAGGACGAAATGACGAGCGCGCAGTCGAGCATGACAGCGCTCGACCGTTCGCAGCTGCCGGCCAACTGTGTCACCGAAGCGCGCCTCAAGGATTACGCAACGCACCGCATTTACAGCGAAATCCCATGGACCACGACAGGCGAACAGGCCGCGGTAGTCGACACGACGACGCCCCTCAATAACTTTGCGGCGTTCACCTATCAGAAGTACAGCTCGGGATGGGTCACCGTTGCAACGACTACGCTGACGGCGTTCAAGGGCGGCCACCTGTTCGCAGAATGGTCGGGGAACGCATACGTGTACCCGGTCAATACGCAGGTTCTTATCGCCAATGTAGAGACCGTGCCGCGATACGTGCGGCTTCGCATCCTGGTCGCGGGCCGTGTCCTGATTGAATGTCTCGGCCCGGCTTCACACGAAGCGTTCCGCGTCTTCGGCACCGGCATTTTTGAACAGGGCGACCTGTCGGTCGAAGCGCAGGTGCGGCTGACCGACACGACGTACGACGACATCGTACAGGATACGACGCCCGTGCCGGTCTGTCAGGCGCACGTGTATTCGATGCGGTTCCTTGCCGTCGGCCGGTGGAGGTAGCGTGTCGAGAATCAACCGAGCTCGAATCGTGGACGGCGACCAGACAACGGCCGCATCGTTGAACGATCGATTCGATGACTTCACACAACCCAACGAAGTCAACCAGTTCAACCTGCGCGACAGTGCGGTCGACCTGCCGCAGATTCAGAAGTCGCCGAAGTTCCAAGCGCCATTCATTCAAACCGACGTGCTCGGCAAGAGCGACATGCTGCACGCCGCGCCGGTATCGGTCGGCGCGACAGGCTCGACGCCCTATTCATTTCCGCACGTCATCCAAGACGGCGCGGCAAACCCGACGATTGCAAGCTACGGTTCGGGCGGCCTAAGTCTGACAGTCGGCGACGTCCTACGCATCTACTGGTCGCTCTCGGTTCGGGCTGACCTGTCGTCGTCGCCATGGGACGACGGCTTCCAGTTCAACACCATCGCCGGCACCGGGGGCGGCGGAAACTTGAACGTCTCGACCAGCGCCGGGTGCTTCGTTGCGTGGCTTCAATGGGACGTCACGAGCAACAGCCTCACCAACTGGACAGAGGTACCAGGTCAATCGGACTTCAAGACGGCGCTCGGGTCGTACCACGGGAGCACGCTGCAGCTATGCCAAGCGACGACGGTCATACCGCTATGGTCGTATTGGCTGCGCAACCTGAACAACGGCGATGCATCGGCGGGCACAACGGCGGAAACCAAGGCGATGGGATGGCGCGGCATTTCGGGCGCGTGGCATTACCCGGCGGCCGGTTCGGTCACCGTTTACGGGTTGCGTGTCGTGCTACTCGGCGTCATGCACCCGCAACGGGTATCGGCCGGCGCGGCGAATACGCTCGTGCTCGACATCGGGCCGGCCGCATCGGTCGACCTCGAGTACACCGGCGGCCGCCTGGTCACCCTTGTAAACAAGGTGAAGTGATGGCGTACGCGAAGCCGAACACGTTCTCGGATGGTACGACGCTTCTCGCGGCGAGCGTGCAAGGCAACGTCGACGCCCTGCGTATCTACCTTCACAACGGGATTGTGCAGGCCGACCTCTTGAATTCTCAATGGGTCGACACCCGCCACATCCAACCGCCGACCTTCGACGCGGTGCAAGGCCTGCAGCACGGCGTGACGGGCTACCAGGGCGGACAGTGGAAGGGCAACCTGGTCAACATGTCCTTCGTGACCAGCTACACGTCGGGCGGCGGTCGCGATTCGCATACCGGCGACTGGCGGCGCGTGCCGAACACGTCGTTCGACATCGACATCCGCCGGAACGCGAAGATTCTCCTGCACTGGTCAGTCGAGGTCGAAGGCGGACCCGATGACGTGCCCGCCGTCACAGGCCGCACGCCAGCAATCGCCGACCGGTACGCATACTTCGCGCCTTACATCGGCACGCTCGGCCCGGCCGGCCGTAGCTTCTACGATGCGCAAGAGGTCAAAAACAACGGCGACGGGTTCAACTCGACCAGCCCGTTCGGCCCGGACCGGCCGTATACTACTCTCAATGGTTACGGCCGTCGCACCGGCGTGCTTGCCGCCGAGCGAAACGCCGGCACGCGCACGACCATCGGCTTGTGTTCCTGGTCCGAGATTGACCGCTCGGCCGTCGTTAACTGGGCTATCGGTCTCGAAATTTGGTATCTGTAGGAGGTTCGCATGTCACTACTCGGGGCGGCCGCCATTCTCGGCGGTATCCAAGCTGCCGGCGGTATCGCAAGCGGTATTGGCACGGCAATCGGTGCGAAGCGCGAACGCGAACGCATCGATGACGAGCTCGAGCGACTGCGCAGAAATCGCGGCCTATCGGCTCGAGAGAAATCCGCGATGCGCGCCGACCAGGAAGCCCGACGGGCCGGCATTGAACGAACCATGCAAGCGCAGGGCGACGAACAACTCGCCGCGCAGATTGCGACGGGTGGCACCGTGTCGGGTCGCGACGTGTTCCTTCGAGAGCAGGCCGCGCAGAGCGCCCGAACCGAGAGCGACATCGCCGCCGGGCAAGAGATGCGGCTCGCTGAATCGCAGCGATTGAACGAACAGGCCGCAGCCATGCAACAGCTTCGGGGGCTGCGGTCGGCCGCAGAGCAACGCCGCATCGGCGGCATTACACAAGCCGTGACGGGCGGCCTTGCCGGTGCCGAGACCGTCGCAGGTGCGCAGATTCAACAGCTGCAGACCGAAGACCAGCAGGCGTTCCAACGCGAGCTTGCCGACATGCAGCTGCAAAGAGCAATCGCCGAAGCCCGTGCCCGACGCGACGAAGACCTCGCACCGACCTCCACCAGCTACGACCCCAGGCTGAATCCCAATGGCTAAATACGACGAATATCTACGCCAGTACAGCGCCGAGCTACGCGCCGCGCGGCAGTACGAGACCATCGTGCGCGAGATTCAGGACGAGCGGCAACAGGTGCTCGCGTTGCAACAGCTTATCCAGAGCGAACGCAATACCCTTGCACAGCTCGACCAGGCTTTCGAGGCACAAAAGACAGAGCAGGGCTACGCCAGCGAAATCTTGCGCGCAACCTTGTCGAGCGAGCAAATGGCTGCGCAGCTCGCCGCCGGCACCCGGGCCGCGCAAGGTGCGGCGATGCGAGTTCCGAAGTCAGTCGTTGACATTGTCAACCAGGACAAGAAAACAAGTCGAGAAGGCGAGCTAACCAAGGCCGGCGCCAACAAGGCCGCCATGACGGCTATGAAATTGCTCGGCAATAGTGACCGCCCGATGACGCAACAGGCCGCCGACGCAACGCTCGCCTATCTCGAGACGCTGCCGACAATCAGCGCAAACGCATTGGCCGGCGCCCGGGCAGCTGCGGCGCGGGTATCGAACCGCCCGACACGCGGACCAGGCGCGGCACCGCTGACACCCGAACAGGCCGCGCAGGAAGCCGGCCGCGAACGGGCGCTCGAGGCGGTGTTTCATTCTTCGCAACAGGGATTCGCCGGCGGCTTCGACGGGGAAGCCGTCGCTCGACGTCGTCGTAGCACGGTCGCACCGGCCGACACGTCGTTCGCAACTGCCGAAGATGCGCTCGACAACTATCTCGCCATGTTGGACGACGGGTTCGCCGACGCGGCAGAGCTTGCGGCCTTGACCGGTGCCGACCCCGACCAGGCCGAACGCGACTTCCGATTCGCGAAGGGCGTGTACGCAGAGGCGAAGGCGCAAGGCGCATACAAAAACGCGCAGCGCAAATTCTTCGAGCAATCGTACCTGTCGCAGCAGCGCCGCGTGACACAGCTCGAACGCGAGCTCGAAGCCGCGACCCCCGACGTTCGACGGTCCGTAACCGAGGAAGCGCGGCGCCGCGTGCTTCAAGAGCGCGGGCTTGACCCCGACGATAAGTACGTCAAGTTCCGAGGCACGCCGAAGTACGACTACCTTCGAGCGGCCGACCGCATCTTCGAGTCGGTTGAAGACGTCGTCGCAGCGACCGAAGACCAAAAGAAGGTCGCGCAGCTTCTCGAAATGTACGACCGGACCGATACCGAATGGCGCCTTGATGACCTTGCCGCCGAGCTCGGCAAGACACTCGAGGGCGAAGCGCTCGCCGAAGCGGTCGGATTCGGTCTCGCGCTCGACCGACAGGTCCGCGAAGGCCGCAAGCCGCCCGACCAGGCGAAGCTGCAGCGCGAAGAGGCCGAACGGGTGCGGAGACAAGAGCAACAGGAAGACGAGCTCCAGCGTCAAGCCCGACAGGACATCGAAGACGCGAAGCGAGCGCGAGACGCCGAAGCGGACCGTATCGAAAACATGCGCCGCATCTATCAACAGTCGAGAGCCGCAGGCATGTCCGAAGTCGAAGCGCGCCTCGCAGCCGACCCGACATACGTACCGCCGGCCGAAGTCGCTGCCGAGCTCGGGCGAGTCGATGAAGATGTCGCAGGCCTCGACACGCTACAGCTTCGAGGCGAGGTTGCCGACTTCGAGGAGGTCGAAGAAGTCGAAGCGGCCGCAACCGACAACGCCGTCGAAGAGGAAACCGAAGAAGAACGCACCGCACGCCTCCTAAAGACTTACGGCGAATAAATGCCGACCTTCGAGGAATACATGCGGGCCGCCGGTCGGGCCGATGCTGCAGGCGATACCGAGGCCGCGCGGCAACTTGTACGCGCCGCCGTGCAAGAGCGCGAGAGGGCGGCACAGATGCCCGCTATACCGCCCGCACCGCCTACGCCGACCGTTGACCCGGTGCCGGCTCCGCAACCCGTACAAGGCGCGCTACCGACCTTCGTGGTGAACGAACCCGAAGACGAAGTACAGGTCGTCGCGACCGAAGCCGAGCTACCCGGCGCGTTCCTACCTCGACAAGAGCCGGGCCGGTTGCCGGCGACCTTCGAGTCGCCAGAAGAGACCGCCGAGCGTATCGCCGCACTGGTAGACGAACGGCTACAGAGGCGCCTCGAAGAACGCGACGACACGGTCGGCGATGTCGACAAGTTCCTCGAAGACGAACGCGAACGCATCGAAGGCGATGTCGACCGGCAGCGCGGGCGCATGGTCATCGCAGGCCGAGAAGACGAACCCGTCGAGCCGACGGTGTTTCTACCGCCGACCCGACCGACCCGTATACAGAAGGTGCGCGAGCGTTCCGGCGCCGACGGTGACTTCGAGGGCTTCCTGTCGGAAGAAGTCGAGACCCTGTACCGCGACCCCGACACGGGCGAGCTGCGCGAGCCGACGGCGTTCGAGGAGTTGTTCGAGACCTTCGCCGCGCAGCCTGTCATGACAGAGGCCGAGGCTCGAGCTCGAGACGACAAAGTGCGCAGGGCACGCGAAGACGTGCGGCGCCGAATCGCGGCTGGCGAGGAGGTCAGTTTCGAGGAAGCGCAGGTTCTCGACCCCGCTATGTCAACGCCGCGCACGGTTCTCGGCGCGCTTGACGACGCCATGAAGACCGAGGGCGAGACCGGCGGCGTGTACGAATCCGGTCTCGGCGCGACGTTGCGTTCGGTGCCGGCCTTCCTGTCGGCGCTTGCCCGCGAAGGCTACTTCCAGGGCCTTGGATACGAAGTAGACGAAGACGGGCAACCCATCGATCCGAGCGACTTCGGGTACAAGGTCGCGCAAGCGCGCGAAGCGCTCGGGATTCCGGCAGTCCTGCGAAGTCTGCCGAGCGGCGCGGGCACTATGCCGGCCTTCGCCCCGTTGCCGTTGCCGGGTGTCGCCATCTACGCCCGCCGGCAACCCGACACCGTCGGCACCGACCCCGAAGCCCGACGGCAACGGCCGGACGTCGACGTGCCCTCTATCTTAGATGACCCGTCGGGATGGTTTGAAGGCGAAGCCCGGCGCATCGCCCGCACGATTTCAAATGACCGAGGCATGGGTGACGACTTTGTCGACGCGCCCGAGCTGCGTGCGGCGTACGCCGACATATACGGCGACCCCGACGCCGCCTTCTGGGGTGGTTCGCTGTTTGACGTCATTATCCCGGCTGGACCGGGCACGGCGTTGCGCAAGGGCAAAGCCGCCCTCGAGTTCTTCACGAGCGCGGCCGGCGAGTCTACAGCGCTACAGAAAGCCGCCGACGCCCTCATCACGACGGCGGAGGTCAATAATCAGACACGGGCGCAACGGTCATTCACAAATGCGGCCGCCGATGTCGCGGCTATTGTCGTGCCTGGTCGGGCGTCCGAAGGTCGTCTCGTGCGCAAGGTTGCCGACAACGTGGTCGACATTACGCCCGGCCTTGACGACACGCAACGCGCCGCCATGAAGGCCGCCGTCAAGGTCGACAGCACGACACCCGAGCAGGTCGTGCGGGACATGGCGAAGGCAATCGACCGGCCGGTGTCGAACCCCGACGTGCAGAGGCTTCTGACAGAGGTACAGCTTCGCACGCCCGATGACATGGTCATGGTATCCGAGGCCGTTGCGGTGCCGCGCAAGGTCGCACCGCAGACGCGCAAAGTCATGGGCAAGGCTATCCGCGAGCTTCAACAGGCCGCGACCCCGGCAGAGCAGGCCGCTATCTTGCGCCGGTACGAAATGCCGGCCTACGCGAAGCGCGTCGAAGAGGCCGGCGGCCTCGACAAGCTCGACCCGCGCGTGCAGAACGTGCTTCGGGAACAGGTCAAGACGCAGGCGGCATATCGGGCGGTTCCCGAAATCGCTCGAGCGGTCCGCAAGGCCGACAAGGTTTCCGAGTTCCAGGTGTACGTCGAACGCATGGCCGAGCTCGTGCCGTCGGCTACCCGTGGGGCATACGGGCCGCTCATGCGGCGCATCGCTGCGGTGTACGGTTCAAAGGCCTACAAGGTAACGCCGGTATCGGTCGCAAAAGCTACGCGGGCCCTGCAGGCCGCCGGTGCATCGGCAACGCGCGAAATCAAACGGGCGCTCATCACAGAAGCGCGCACCAGCCGAACGGCCGAAGAAGCGCTCGACCGAGTCTTCGCGCGCGAGCTCGGCGGCGAGAATCCCGACAGCCTGTACTCGAAGATTCTCGGCGACATGTACGGGGGCGAGAAGGTGCCGCAGCTCATGCGTTCGCTTGCGGTCGACAACGCCGCACTCGGCGGTCGGTTGCTTGACGACATCCCGAGCGTGCAGACCCTTCGACGCATTGACGAACACCTGGTCGCGACGGGCGGCGTCAACCGAGTCGGACCCGGGCCAGAGGTCGAGCGCGCTATGTTGCGCACCATTCTCGAAGAGGGCGTGCGAAAACGGCGGGCGCTCGGCGGCAAAGAGTTCGAGGCTGCTATCGTCGCGGACGGTACCCGACGGGTCGACGTGCCCGAAAACGTCGGCGGGTTCTTTAAGGTGCCCGAACGTCTCGACCCGGCTGCCGGTGCACCGGGGAGCCGGCTGCGCGAGTACCGCGTGCTCGCCGACCCCGCGACCGAAGGCCGTCTCATCGAAGGTACAGACGAGCTCGTGAAGGTGCTCGGCAACGAACCCGGCCTTGCGCGTCTCGGTTGGGGCAACTGGTTGACCGAAAAGACGAGCCGAATCGCGCAGGGCGTGCGAGACGCCGAGTACGCCATGCGGTACGGCTACTATCTGCCGAACGTGCCCTACATGGTCGGTCGGGCAATTGCTCTGCCGATTGTCTCGATTGCCACGATTGGCGCCGAGAACACAATGCGCGCACTGGCCCGGTCTGCAGGCAAGGCCGTCGACGCGGCTGCGAACCTGTACCCGCGCAGCCGGCGGCTCGGTCTCGGCGTTGTCGACCCCGACGGGGTGTACTACTCGCCGAAGGTGCTGGATGACCTTCTCGAAGTACATGGCGGTCTCGGTCGCTCGGCAATCGACCAGGCGCGCGTCAATCGCATTGGGCGCGACATCATTGACCAAGTCGAACGCACCGCCGGCGGTCGCGAGCTGTTGTCGGCGGCGAACCCGCTGCGGCCGGACGCCGTCAATTTCTACCAGAAGACGGCCGAAGCTATCGAGCTGTCATATCGGCGGTCGGTCTTCGAGTCGGCGATTGCACACGGCATCCTGCCGAGCGATGCGGCGCTCCTTGCCCGGGAGAGTCTGCTCAATCTCGGCGAAGTTCCGAGCGCGTTGACAAACACGCTCGGCACGTTCTTCGTGGATGCGGGCGAGAAGTACCTCGCCTATCTCAAGTTCGCAGGCCTTGCCGTTCGCAACCCGCAGCAAATCACGCGCGCCGCGAAGGCTACCCGGCTCGAGCAAAAACGCCGAGACCCATACGGGCTCGAGGGCGACCGCACGCTTCGTGCGCTCGGCATTGTGCCGGTACGCACGAAGGACCGCGATACCGTCATTTACGGACCGGAGTCGCCGCACACGCGACCCATCGAACAGACGCTCGACATTCTGCGAACGTCCGAGTTTACCGTGCGCCGACTTGCCGAGCTTGTCGACCGGGGGCTTGACGCGAAGTATTCGGGAGCGCTCGACGCCGGCCTCGAAGGCGCGGGCGAGCTCGTGCGCTACGGTGCGTCCGAATTGTTGCCGGGCGTGCTCGACGCCCTCGAGAAAGAAGTCGGGCCGCTATCGCGCGGCGCTCGACCTGGTCGTGCGCTCAAGACCTTCGATGACGAAGAGGCGTTCTGGGTCGCCCTACTCGCGGCCGACTACGCCGACCCGAGACACGAAAGCGGTGTATGGCAGACGACGGTCAATCTACTCGACCCGAAGGTCGTCATGCCCCCAGCCGGTCTCGAGCTCGACAAGGCAACGGCGCCGGACATCTGGACCGCGCAGCCGCCCGAAGGCACGCCGTTCATCGCGCTCGGCCTGACCCGTGACGGCGTCCCCCGGTACAAGGTCTTCGAGCCCTCGAAGACAGGCCTACGCAACCTGCGCGCCATTCGCAGCGCGACCCCCGACCTTCTCGAACAGGCGCTCGGAGCCGGCGCGAGTCTGTACGGCTCGAGCGACAACGTCGACGTCGATGCACTGTTCCCCGAAGGTGCTACCGCTGCGGTCGGCCGCTTCGTCGGAGCGCAGACCACGCCGGCCGCCGAACGTGACCCCCGGGCCGTGCGCGCAAAACAGACCGAAGCGATTCGCGGCGTGCGCGAAGACGTGGTGATAGAATAAAGTAACCCGGTCGTTGACCATGCAAGAGGTGAGACCATGCCGACACGAATTACAAACTTCCTTCATGACAGCAAGGTTGCACCCGACACGCCGCCGACGCTCGGTACGGGCTTCGCGACGGCCGACGTGCACCTGCACGACATGACGGGCGACCTTCCATCGTTCAAGGGCGCCGGCCTGTACCAAGGCATTGTCGACCTCATCCACGTGACCTTGACGTCGGCCGGCACGCCGACGACCGTGACCATTCGATTGTGTCTCGACGCGGCCGGCGACCAGACCATCGTGCCCGACACGACGGCCACCCTTGTCGCCGGCATCAC